GGGGACGGCGTTCCCTACGGTGGTTATGATATGGTTTCTGTGTTATTTATATCAAAGAGAAGCCGTTTTTTCAAGATTCTTTCACGAAGATGCTCTGAAATAAGCAACTCCCCCCGGGTTTTGGGGGAAAGGGTGAAAGGAGGAAGCAAATTGGAGGAAAAACGAAGCACCCTCAGAAGCCGCATCCGAGAGGGGAAGCTGCGGCGGGAGGATGTGCTGCGCCGCCTGGCGGAGCTGGCCTTCGGGCAGCCCAACGACTGCGTGCGGCTGGCTCTGGAGGAGCTGCCGGATCTGAAGGGGCTGGACTTGAGCCTGCTCAGTGAAATTCGCCGCAGCGACAAGGGGCTGGTGGAGATCAAGCTCATCGACCGGGTCAAGGTCCTGGAGCGGCTGCAGCAGGCCATGGAGGAGGGTGGCGACGGCATGGGGGAGCTGCTGCGGGCGTTGGGAGGTCCGGAGGAGCCGTGAGCTATGTCGGATTTTCGCCCAAGCAGAAACGGGCCGTGACCTGGTGGCTGCCGGGAGGTCCCGATGCAGGCTATGAGGCCATCGTCTGCGACGGGGCGGTCCGGTCCGGGAAGACCCTGGCTATGGGGCTGGGGTTCTTTCTCTGGGCGCAGTCCGGCTTTCACGGGCGGCGGTTTGCCCTCTGCGGCAAGACCATCGGGGCATTGCGCCGGAACGTGCTGGCGGAGCTGCTGCCCAGGCTCAGGGAGCTGGGGGCGGAGCTGAACGAACGGCGGTCAGAAAATAAGCTGACCCTGCGGCTGGGGGGCAGGAGCAACGACTTCTACCTCTTCGGCGGGCGGGACGAGGCCGCCGCTGGGATGATCCAGGGCATGACCCTGGCGGGGGTGCTGATGGACGAGGTGGCGCTGATGCCGAGGTCCTTCGTGGAGCAGGCTTGCGCCCGGTGCTCGGTGACGGGGTCCAGGCTCTGGTTCAACTGCAACCCGGCTGGGCCCAACCACTGGTTCTATCGGGAGTGGATTTTGGGAGCCGGGGAGCGCAATGCCCTGCATCTGCACTTTACCATGGAGGACAACCCTTCGCTCAGTCCCGAGATCCGGCAGCGGTATGAGCGGCTCTACACGGGCATTTTTTACCGGCGGTTCGTATTGGGCCAGTGGGCCCAGGCCGAGGGCAGGGTCTACGACTTTTTCGAGCCGGAGATGGCAGTGCGGGTGCCCGAGGGGCACTTTGAGAGCTGGTACATCTCCTGCGACTACGGAACCGTCAATCCCATGTCCATGGGGCTGTGGGGACTGCAAACGGGGGTCTGGTACCGGGTAGCGGAATTCTACTTCGACTCCCGGACGAAAAAGCGGCAGATGACCGACGGGGAGTATGAGCGCTCGCTCCGGGAGCTGGCAGGAGGGCGGACCATCCGGGAGGTCATCGTGGACCCATCGGCGGCCAGCTTTATCCAGCTGCTGCGGCAGAAGGGCTGGCGTGTCCGCAAGGCCGACAACGATGTGCTCTCGGGCATCCGGGCCACGGCGGATGCGCTGAAATCCGGGCGCATCTGCATCTGCACCCCCTGCCGGGACTGCCTGCGGGAGATGGAGGAGTATGTCTGGGATCTGCGTGGGGGACAGAGGGACCAGGTAAAGAAGGAGCACGACCACGCCATGGACGACATGCGCTATTTTGTGTCCACGGTGCTCACCAAGGCCTCGGCGGGCTTTGTGGTGGGCAGTGTGGAGAGAAGGAGGTAAACCATGAAGAAAAACGTAGAAGCCGCCGCCGTGGCTCAGCTGAGGATGGGCAGCGCCCATCCCTTCGGAGGCTTACGGGGCTATGTGCCCCTGGGCGGCGGTGAGGAGCGGATCTACCGGGAGCTGCGTGCGGCGGTGCCGGTGGTGGATGCCGCCATTTTGAAGCTGGTGCGGCTGTGCGGCGGCTTCCGGGTCAAGTGCCGCAGGGAGGAGCAGCTCCGGGAATTTTTGCGGACGGTCCCCTGCGGACGGGGGCAGTATGGCATCGATGCCTTTCTGTCGGCTTACTTAGACAGCCTGCTGACCTACGGACGGGCTGTGGGGGAGCTGGTGGTGGCGAATGAGCGGCTCCGGGCCGTGTGCTGGGGGGATGTGACGGCGCTGGAGGTCCGGGAGGGGCAGAGTGCCCTGGATATGGAGCTCTGGGGGCCCGATGACCGGGGGCAGCTGGGCAGGCTCCCCTGGCAGGAGCTGCTGCTGTTTACCACGCTGAATCCGGAGCCGAAACATCCCTATGGGGTCAGCATGCTCCGGGGGATGCCCTTTCTGGCGGACATCCTGCTGAAAATCTACAACACCATCGGTGTCAACTGGGAGCGTGCGGGAAATGTGCGCTACAGTGTCATCTGCCGCCCGGAGGAGAATCTGGACCCGGCCCAGGCGAGAGAGCGGGGCAGCCAGATGGCTGCTGAGTGGGCACGGGCTATGGAGGACGGGAAAAACGGCATGGTCCGGGATTTTGTCGCCGTGGGGGATGTGGAAATCAAGGTCATCGGGGGCGAGAGCCCCATTCTGGATTCCGAGGTCCCCGTCCGGCAGATCTTGGAGCAGCTCATCGCAAAAACCGGGCTGCCGCCCTTTTTGTTGGGCCTGAGCTGGTCCACCACCGAGCGCATGAGCGCCCAGCAGGCAGACCTGCTGACCTCGGAGCTTTGGGCCATCCGCCGGGCTGTGGAGCCGGTGATCCGGAAAATCTGCCGGACCTGGCTGATCCTGGAGGGCTATGACCCCCAGGTGGAGATCGAATGGGATGAGATCAGCCTCCAGGATCTGGCGGAGACGGCGAGGGCGGAGCTGTACGCCGCACAGGCGGCGAAATTGAGAATGGAGAATTGAGAATGGAGAATGGGGTGATTCTATGGATGTGAAGAAGGAGTCCAGTGCGGTGGGCGTTGGGGTGCCGACGGCGGCGCAGCTGGAGAAGATCAATGCGCTGGCGAAGGGAAGTCTGTCACAGGAGCAGGTCTATGTGTTCTCCGTGCGGCTGTGCGATGACCAGGTGGACCGGGATTTTGAGCGGTTCGATGGGGAGTCGCTCCCGGAGCTGGCGAGGCTTTTCGTGGGCAAGAGCGGCATTGTGGACCACAAGTGGTCCGCCTCTGGGCAGCTGGCCCGGATTTTCGACACCGAGGTTTTGGATGAAGATGGGGTCCGTTATATCAAGGCCTGGGCCTACATCCGCCGGGGCGGTGCCGGGGACGAGTGGATCGCCGACATCGAGGCGGGAATCAAAAAAGAAGTCAGCGTGGGCTGCGCCATGGGGCAGTCCGTCTGCTCCATCTGCGGCGGCGAGTATGGCTCCTGCGGACACCGCAAGGGCGAATATTATGAGGGCGAGCTGTGCTGCGCCATTTTGCGGGAGCCGGTGGATGCCTATGAATTCTCCTTTGTGGCGGTGCCTTCCCAGCGCTCTGCCGGGGTGCTGAAGGGTATGGGGAAGCGTATCAGTCTGAAGGAGCTGGCGGAGGAGTTCGGTGCCCAGGAGGAGTATCGGGGGCTGTGGAAGCTCTCCCAGCTGGGCCGGGCCTATCAGAAGCAGCTGGCAGATGAGGTGGTTCGCCTGGGACTGATGCTGGGTCTGAAAATCGCCGAGCCGACCCTCCGGGGGGCTGTGGAGAAGCTGGCCGGGAATGAGCTGGTGGAGCTTCGGGATGCCCTCCGGGAGCAGGCGGCGGAGCGTTACCCCATCCAGCTCCAGCTGGGCACCGTCCGGGGCGAGGAAGCGCTGGAGAGCGGGTATTTGATCTGACAAAATCCGGAGCCGCTGTAGGGAACGCTGTCCTCAGCGTTCCGTCCGCCGAAGGCGGTAAGGAGGCTCGGATTCTGGTCTGATGCCGAGGACATCGAACCAGACGGAACGCCGGGGACGGCGTTCCCTACGAAGATATTTTCCGGAAATTCCGGAGAATATATCAATTTTTATGGAGGGAAAATCAATGAATGTATCTTTTGAGGAAATCGGGCGGATGGCTGTGACCTTTGCCCGGAGCGGCTGCGAGGCCGGGCAGGTGTGCAAAGTGAGCGCTGATGGTACGGTAGCCCCCTGCGCTGCCGGAGAGAAATTCTGCGGCCTTGTGGAGGGTGTCCGGGGGGACTATGCCGCCGTGCAGGTGGCGGGCTTCGCCGAAGTGGCCGTCAGCGGCAGCGTGGGGTTGGGTTATGTCAACCTTTGCGCCGACGGCAATGGCGGCGTGAAGGCCGGGACCGGTCGGGAGTATCTGGTGGTCAGCCTGGACGAGGCTGCGCACACCGCAATCATCATGCTGTAAGGAGGAAACGAAAATGGCTTACGACAATCTCAGACTCGAAAAGGGCATGTACCGCCAGTCCGGCAAGACCTTCTCCCAGGTGCTGGAGGAGCTGGACCCCAGTGAGAACTACCGGGGAACCTCCCTGGAGAAGACCGATGCCTTCCAGCGGCAGCTGCGGCGCTTCGAGATCAAGGCCAAGGGGCCCGGCTCCAGCTCCGTGGAGAAATTCTTCCGGACCATGGATTCTGCGGTCCTGTTCCCCGAGTACATCGCCCGGACGGTCCGCCAGGGCATGGAGGAGAACGATATCCTGCCCGCCATCACTGCCACCACCACCGTCATCGATGCCATGGACTACCGCTCCATCTACGCTGAGATGGATGAAAAGGAGGCCGCTCCCGCCGCTGTGGCAGAGGGGGCTGTGATTCCTGCCACCAAGGTCCGGACCCGGGACAATCTCATCAGTCTGAGCAAGCGGGGCCGGATGCTCATCGCCAGCTACGAGGC